ATTACGTTTTTTCTCAATAGTAGACTCAAATATCAAAGCCTCTGTTTTCCCATTGTAGTTTAACCCTAATTCTCTCCAAGAGATAGATTGAACATATCCATTGGCATTATCAGAAATTACTTTATGAAACTCTCTTTCATGTTCCTGTAAATGAAGGAATGTTTTATTATCAGAAACAGATTTATTCCAAATTCCATTAATGTGCAAATCATTATGAGAATCTAAGAAGTTTGTAGTATTTATAACTATCTTAACTAATAATTTAGATGGATCAGTAATAATTCCATTCTCAGATTTAGTTGTTATTTCTGAATGCGTATAATTAGCACTAATTGAATCAGCACGTTTTTCAGCTGACTTTTTTAATGATACTAAAGATTTCTTATTTTCCTTTAATGCTTTAAACAATTCATCGTTATTCTCAAATTGTCTATCTGGAAACTCCTTTACTTCAATCATTTTCTGATTATTTCATTACTATACAACTTCTTGGCTCTCTCCATTTTTAAGCGTTTAATCTCTTTAGCAGTTGGACATTTACCATCTTTAATTTTATCCATAATATTATTATGTTAAATAGAATCCTTACAAATGTACAATAAAATTACAATATTATGTTAAATAGAATTATATTTGTATAAAATATTTTTATTATTATGGCAAAGTTTTTTAAACTAACTGATAATTTAGGCTTCTATTGGGGAGGTGGAAAAAAAAGATACACACAAACACCAACACCTCAACAAACAAACACTATAATTGAGGGAGTTCCACAGTTTCTAAGTCCCGATAATTGGGATGCTTATGATATTTTCATGACAACTCCAGAAGTCCACGCCGTAGTTAATCTAAAAAGCTCTTTATTAGCATCTGGCGCTTGGAAACATTATAAAAGAGATGCAAATGGAGATAAGCAATTAGTAGAAGGTAGTGATTTTGTTAATTTCTTAGAGAATCCAAATCCATTAATGAATGGAAATGATTACAACTACCTACTCGATCAATCAAAAAGTATTCACGGAAAATCATTTGAGTATATTCTTAAAGGTTTTAGCTCTCAGCAGATCCCAACAGCCCTAAATATCCTTCCTCCAAACAAAGTTACTATTGAAACTACTGGTAAATGGTATAAACAAACAAAAATAGAAGATATTATCAGCAGATATAGATATGAAACAGACTATATTCAAACTGATGAGATGATTTATAGACGCATTGCCAATAGTAATAACCCAATTGATGGAGAAAGTCCTTTAAAGTCTTTGTTTATGCCTATTAGCAACATTAGAGAGGCTTATAAGTTCCGTAATGTTATTATGTCTAAAAGAGGTGCTTTAGGTATGCTTACAAACCAATCTTCTAACTCAATAGGCGCTATTCCATTAAAAGACATAGAACGTAAAAGAATTGAACAACAATACCACGATTCCTATGGAACAGATGACGATAAAGCGCAAATGATAATATCTAACGCTCCGCTATCTTATCAAGCAATGAGCTATCCAACAAGAGATTTATTACTGTTTGAGGAAGTTAACGAAGATTTTATGAAGATAATTGACACTTTTGGACTTAACATAAATCTATTTAGCCAAACTAAGGGTGCAACTTTTGAAAATGTATCTCAAGGACTAAAACAAGCCTATCAAACTACAATTATTCCAGAGGCTGAGGAATTAGCAATGAATAGAACTAAATTCTTTGGAATGGATGGGAAAAATGAGTGGTTAGAGTTAGATTTTAGTCATGTGCTAGTATTACAGGAAAACGAAGTTGAAAAGACTCAGGTAATAAATAACAAAGCAAATGCCACACAAACTTTAGTTAATGCTGGTTACACATTAGAGGAAGTTAAAGACATAATACAGTTTTAAGATATTCTACTTTCATTCCAGTTTCCAATCTTCAAAATATAGTCTATATTAAGCCTGTAAATTTCGCATAAAGTATAAATTGTGCTTAACTCAATATAGCCTTTAGTCTTTATGTTCTTATTAATGCAATCTATAACTCTCTCAATGTTTTCAGAAGTTTGCTTGTAATCTATCATAACAAATATTTGAGTAAATATAGTTATTTAGTTTAAATAATAAAAAACCCCAATAGAACTAACTACTGAGGCTTTGGGTTTGCTAATTGCTACTTTCTTAATTATTGCTATAACAAAGACCGTTTCCCTCTCTTAAATTCAAAGCAGCTACATAAGCATCTTCATAAGATGAATATTCGTGTAAATGCCATTCGTCAAATACATCAAAATCATTTTTTCTTATAATTTCAGCAATAAGGTCTAAACCCTCATCGACAGCAATAAACCTTGTGTTTTCTACGTCATCATCATTACTTGAGTAAGTAACTAAATAAACATAATTAAGACCATTTTCTATGTTTCTTGAGTAAACGATGTTTAAATAGTCTGTAAGTGATATAAACTGCCTAAATACCAAGTTTATAGGGTTTAATGATTCATTCGGAAAGTAAGTTAATTTAATCATGTTGTTTGTTTTATGGTTATTATAATTTGTATTATTCATATTTAACAATTTACTTTTGTTAGATTCAGAGGTTATGAAGTGAACCGTAGTTACTAAAAACCCCCTAAAAAAGTAACCACAGTTCAAATCGTTTACTTCCGTTTAGTTCGTCAGCCATTCGATAACCTTTTAGGATTTACAACCTATTGCGTTAGTATCTCAACCGCAAATTATTTTAAAGTCACCCCCTCTAAATAAGAGGATTTATCTGATCCAACAATCTTTTGAATTGAAGTGTAGAGTTACTCAAAGTATGCTCAATAAAAAAGCCCCGACCTAACAGCTAAGAGAGATTTTTGGGGCTTCTTGTTGGGTTTAATCCCTATAAAGTCTTTTGTAGTTCCTCAATTAGCTTTAACAAAGATAGTGTTTAATATCATTAATAATACAATTCTTCATAAAAACTTTTCACCATGTTTGCTAAACCTGTTAAACTATCTGGGGCATCATCGTGTTTACTAGTTCCATCAGCCATATATTGACAGGTATTGTTCATGAACTCAAAGTATTCGCTTCCATGTACGTAGTCATCCCTAAACACAAAGAAACGTTTAATAAATCCGCTCATTGTATAAATTCTTGCGTGTTTATTCGTGCTTTCTCGAATCGAGAGCAACATTGTTTCCTTGTTTAACTTTGGCTCTAATAACGTAGGGTACATCGTGCCTCCCATGTTAACTTCAATGCGTACATATTCGGGCTTGTGTGCGTTTATTATATCCGCTGTTCGTTCTACGTTCTCAGACACGCTGTCCTCAGTATACACAACTTCTTCAATGTAGACCCTTCCATCTTCGTAAAGGTATCCAATTGGGACGCTATGGCAATCTGTTCCTGTATCTGCTGGATCAATAAAGCCTAACTTTGCTATCAATCCCTCTTTTGGTCGCTCTTTGTAGAATTTAAGGTCTGATCGTCTGAAAAGCACTCCTTTAGGTTCACTTATCCAACCACCAAGCACAACGTTGTCAAATTCTTCTGGATCTTCTATCTTTAGCCGTTCGTAGTCCTTTAGGATATTGTCGGGTATGTATTTCGGGTTTACATCCAAATAACTGCTGTGAATGTACATGACGTTGTCTTTAACGCCTGTAAATCCACTTTTAACGCCTTTTTTCTCAAAGAACGCCTTGTAAATCCAATGGTTTTTTGTTGTAGGGTTTAATATCAGAATCGATATGTTTCTTTTATCCACGCTACGAATAGAATAAAACACTTTTTTAAATGTCTCCTCGCTTGGGATCTCCTCCGCTTCATCAACTACAAAAACATTGAAACCTGTTATTGACTTTAGATTCGCAGTTTGTCCCTTGCTCCCTGTTTTAATACCTTTAAATGAAATAAAACCTTTGTTTTCTGTTGACTCAATTCTGAACTGTGTATCCAGCATCTTTGACTCGTAGCCTAATACCTCTATCTTATCGCTTACCTCTAGCTTAATACTGTCACCTATCGAACTATTGGTAAACCTTGAGTACAACACTTTCCATTCCTCCTGTGCTACGCCTATAAGGCTTAAAAGGGCTACATTATAAGATTTTGAGCTGGCTCGTCCTCCTGTCATTATTACCGTGTCGACATTTGGAAAGCTACTAGAGTCTAATAAACTAAATAAAGGTTCAAACTTATGGCTTATTTCTATCTCATTCGTTTTCATCACCCTTGAATGATTTAAACACTATTTTTGTAGTTGTATCAATTTTATCACCTTGAGTAGTTAGATCAATTCCTTTATTATCACCGTACACCTTAGGGTAATATTTAGCGGCTTTCCATTTCAAAGTTTGAATTAATATATTCGCTACGCTTGGTTCATATTTACCCAGTCTGCAACCCTCCCAAATTTCATCTATTTGAGCGTCAACCATTTCGGCTTTATCTGCAATTGAATTTACATACAGGTTAAGTAATTCCGCATTTTCTCGTTTCCACTTGCAGAATGTAGGGAATGAGGGGTAACTATCAACTGAGTCAAGAACGCTTTTAATGTTCTCTCCTAACGATACACGTTCGCATATTTCTAAGCAAAGGCTGTAATTATATTCCGAAGGTCTTCCTGCTGGCATGTTATTTAGTTTTAAATGTTTATTCACCAAAGGTACAAATAAAAATATTATGTTAAATAGAAAAGTTTATGCGTAAAAAAAAGCCACCCGTTAAGATAGCTTTATTTGTTGTTTTAGTGCGCTGTGTTGCCTTAGTTGTGCTTTTGTTTGTATTCTGTTCTTCCTGTCTTTATTAGTTGTTTTAGTTGCCCGTATCCCATGCCATAATGTTCAGCCATTATTTGATAAGTTAGAAAGTCATTCATAAAAACAAGGAATAGGGTTTCCGCTGTTACTCCGTTACAATTATCTTTTAACAACTGATTTTGTTTTATTTTCTTTTCTGCTTTTAATATAGATAGATTCATTTTGTTTTGTTTTAATTGGTATTATATTATTTTCTTGCGTTAAATTCTGAGTGTAAATTTATTAACTGGTTTTTTGTTATTTCCTTACTTTGTTTTTCAAGCTCAAAATATTGT